AGTTTTATGAATCTTAAAGCATTGTCTAATTCAATCGATTTTAACGTGAATAGTATTTACGATGTGCTTGCGTATTTTGTTGATATTGCATCTGATTGCTTGATGGAACTTCGGTTTGTTGATTGCATTGACGCATATGGGCTTAGGGATGTACTTGACGATGGCGTGTTTTATGTTCCGGGGGCGGTGTGTTTGGGTTATCGGATTAATCGGTGATTGTGAGGGGATTGACTATGTATTGCAAGCGTAATACTTGTGGTTTCATCAAGGGTTACAGGGTTCGTGGTGAACTGCGTATAAGGGTTGCTGATATGGGGGCGAAGTGGTTTAAATGTGATTCGTACGTGTCTGATTATGTGTTTGCGTATTGTCGTGATATGATTGATTTGATGCGGCGGGGATTGTGGGAGGGGTGAGTGAGATAAATGGCCTATTAGCTCAGTGGATAGAGCGGCATTCTTATAAAATGTGCGTGCCGAGTTCAATTCTCGGATAGGCTACGTGATTGTGATATATTTGGTCATGGCATGTCATTCGATGTGTCATGACCTTTTTTTTTTGTGAGGTGATTTGATGGATATTAGTTCGATTGTAACCGTTGTCGGAAGTGTGGGTTTTCCGATCGTCGCGTGTTGCGGTATGGCATGGTTTATCGCCACGACGTTCAGTGATTTTAATGATTTGATGACTAAGAACAATGTTCTGACGGAAGAACTTATTGCATTGCTTGAGAATAATAAGGGGGATAATAGTGATACGAATGTGGCGTAGCGTGTTGGCGTGCGTATGCGCATTGTCCTTGGTTTTTGTGCCGTCTGCAAGCGCGGATATGCGCGGTGTGGATGTGAGTAATTGGCAGTGTGATATTGATACGTACGCGCTTGATGCTGATTTCGTCGTGGCGGGGGCCACATGGGGTATCGGCGGTTTCAACAATATGTGTCTGGTTAACGGTGTGAATCAGGCCGCGAACTATCAGCTTGGGCGTGCAATGGACAGTGGCAAGAGTATCGGCGTATATCATTACGCGATGGGGCGTGACGCGAACGCGGAAGCTGACTTTTTCATAGACAACGTTCGCGGGTATGTTGGAAATGCCGTGCTTGTTTTGGATTGGGAGTCTGAGGATAATCCGCAGTTTGGTAATGGCGCGTGGATTGAAACGTGGGTGCGTCATGTGCATGATCGCACCCGTGTGTGGCCGATTGTCTATGTTCAGGCGTCCGCGCTGGGGCAGCTTAGCGCGTTTGTGCGTGGGCATTGTGGTGTGTGGGTTGCGCAGTATGCGTCGATGAACGTAACCGGTTATCAGGGAACGCCGTGGTTATATGGTGCGTATGGTGAAGCCATGCGTCAGTATACGTCGAATGGATATGTGTCGGGGTATGCCGGACGATTGGACTTGAATTATTTCCGGGGGGAACGGTGGCAGTGGGATGCATACGCGCGTGGCGACGGCGCGACTGTGTCCGCGCCGGAAACGAATATCGGTGGTAATGTATCGCAGTCTGCTTGCGTGGTGGTTACGTCGGGTGACACTTTATTTGGCATTGCCGAGCGTACGGGCTTGTTGCCGTGGCAGTCGTGGCACGGGTATGCGTCGGGTGATCCGGCTGTGATTTATCCGGGGGAGACCGTGTGTTATGGCGGTGGTGTGGTTGCGCAGCCGGATGCGGCGCGTACGTATACGGTTGTGTCCGGGGATAGTTTGTGGTCGGTGTTCGGTAGTGATTGGGCGCGTGTCGCGTCGCTTAATGGTTTGTCTAATCCGAATTTGATTTATCCGGGGCAGATTTTGCGTTATTGAGAATCAATATTAATAATCGGCGTGTTGCTTTTTTGCGCACGCAGATTTTGTGCTATAAATATTTATGTCGCCAAAAATGGTTGACAAAAACAGATAAAAAGGCTAACAAACATGCGAAAGATTCGTAAGGTAATCGCTGACAGCACCATAAGCTATTATGATCGAGACGGCGTTGCACAGACGTTCCACACTAACGGAAACGTTCGCAACGTTGAAATGGCTGTAAAGGCGCTTATGGACGCCGGTATTGTTAACGTGTTGATTGACGATATCACAGTTGATAAAACCGTGTACGTCATGGACGTTGACACATTCATCGAGTACGCCGAGCGCGTTGCGGTTGACGTCACCGGCCCTGACGTTGATAACGATAACGTCAACGAAGAAAATGAATTCTGAAAGGAACTGAAATGAACGAGGAAAACGAACAGATGAACGAAACCACCGCGAACGAAACCGCACAGAACACCGCTGACAACTATCGTTACATTTGCACGATGGACAACAGCACGTTCGAGGGCAAGCGCGCCATCGTCAACGCACGTAACAGCGCATTGTCGTTGAATGGACGCGGCGCGGAACCATTGACGGTTATCGGTGCCTACATCGCACCGGGCGTACGTTCTCAGACCGGTCAGAAATGCGCGAACGTCTATCTTTTCGCAAAGGACGGCAACACGTATTTCAGCCAGTCACAGGGCATCTACCGCAGTGTGTTGGACATCTACGATATGTTCCCCGATTTCAACGCGCCGGACGGCATCACCGTCGTGGTCAAGCAGACACCGCTGGGCGGTGGCCGTTCCACGAAATCGCTTGAAATCAAGTAGTTCGGAATGAAACAAAAAAAGTGCCATACATGCTATGGCACTTTTTTTTATAAGGGGTGAATATGCCTAGAGCGCATAAACAAGCGGACTTATTGACCGCGAAACGTAAACGCGTACGTCGCGCGATAAACAGTTTGAAAAAAAGCATTACCGACATTATGCCCGAGAGCGAAGCGAACGCACGACGCGCTTACGTTCAGCGGCTTGAAACGCAGTTGAAGAACACGTATGTTGGCCGTGTCCGTAATAGCGGCATGCGTGATGAACTGTATCAGCGTGCGAACGAAACCGCCGATAAACTCGTGCGACAGGTGAGCGAGGTGCGCGGCGGTAAAGGGCGTGCGAGGGAGCGTGTGCGTTCGTTCAACATTTTCCGTGAGGAAATGCGCATGGCGTCCAAAGGGATGCCGAGCGCGTTGGGAGATCTCGGCCGGGAAAAAGTCAAGGTGTTTTGGCGATACACACAAAACATATGGCAGAAATCGAACGTTCCGCCGAACAAACGATTAGAAACCATCATGAAAGCGTATGACGCCGATTCTCTCAGCGAGCTTTTTAATACTATCATGCAACGAAACGAAAAGGTGTTGGAGTATGCCAAAAATATGAAAATGCATGCAGGTGAATTGGAGGATTACACGGACGTTGACGGCGGTAGTCCGATATGGTTGCTAGCGGTTTCACCTGACGTGATACGATGAAAGAACGCAAGGAATTTAAGGTAGCGGCGATATTCGACACCGAAACAACGAACATCGGCACGGGTGCCGAAACGCGCGCATATCCGATATTGTACATTTTCAACGATTTGCGTAATACGCCGCTGGAATCGTACACTTCCGACACGGACGATGTACGGTTTTACCGGCACACGTCCGAAGCGTTGACGTACATTGACGATCTTATCGACTATGGGCGCGCGCACGATTATGTTCCGATAATCGCGGCCTATAATCTTATGTTCGATATGCAGACTCTCATGGTGGAATTGGCGCAGTCGTATACGATTACCGCTAACGCGCAGACGGCGACTAGCGTGTATACGCTTGACTTGCATGTAGGTAATGATGTGGTATGCCGTTTTTGGGACACGTTTTATCTCGAAATGGGCGGACTTCGTGCGATGGGCGAAACATGCGGATTGCCGAAAGCGGTGGGCGATTGGGATTACTCACTTGTACGCACGCCCGAAACGCCTTTGACGGAAGAGGAAAAATTTTACGCGCGCCGTGATGTGCAAGTGATACCGCAATACTTGCAATGGTTGCTACGCGCTAACCATTGGCTTATGTCTGACATGCTGGGGTGCCGCGTGCTTACCAAGACTTCGCTTGTGCGGCAGATGGCGCGACGTGAGATTGGCGGGCGACGTGTCACGTTGCAAGGTGGTAAGAAAATCACATTGCAACGTGCTTTCGAGATGACGTGCGATCAGGAATTTCCGAAAGATTACAAGTCTTATGCTTTACGTAAGGCGTGTTTCCGTGGCGGATTGACGTTTACGAGTGCTAAAACCGCTAGTGTTGTCGTGGATAACGTCGCGTCCTTGGATGTCACGTCAATGCATCACGCTTTCATCAATGGGCGACGTTTGCCGGTAAAATTTGCGTCAGCGCCTACGGATATTTTGCAAATTGCATGCGAACGCATTGTTAATACGTCGCTTGAAGATGTGTTACAGAATTATGATGACCCGTTTCTTACAGGATTACACGCGGCGGTGCGATTTACGAATCTCAGATTACGCGAAAACACATGTTTCGATGCGTGGGGGATTGCAATATGCCCGCGTTCCAAGTTTGTGAAAACGTTGCAAGCGGACACCGATTACAGCAATAACGAACGTGCGAAAACACAGGAAAACAGTGTTAGGGCGCATGGTTACGTTGACAGTGCCGTTAATCCGACGTACGCTTTTGGAAAATTATATCGGGCGGACGAATGCATATTACATGTCAATGAAATCGAATTGTGGAACGTGGCGCAAGTGTACGAGTTTGACGAAATGCATGTACTGCACGGTGAAGCAACCACTAAGACGATTGTTCCGCCCGATTACGTAACCTTACAATCTAACATGCTTTTCGCACGGAAAACCGACGTGAAAAACCTTATCAAGGGGTACACCGAGGGCGTGCCATACACGGGGGATATTCCTGATTCGATACCGGAGGGTATCGCGCATGATGCGAAGACAGGTGAATTGAGTATGAAATTTCTGCAATCTTATTACGGATCCACTGTTAAGGGGCAATTTAATGGCATATACGGCACACAGGCGCAAGACGTTATGAAAGCGGATTATCGCGTGACGGAAACCGGTGAACTTGAAGTCGATAAGACCACTGTTTGCACTCCCGAGAATTTTGCGAAAAAGCGCCCGAAAACACCACGCGTCCTATACACGTACGGAATGCGGATTGTAGCGGGTAGCAGAATGCACCTCTTGATAGCCATGATATTGATATACCGATATTTCGGCGCACGCGTAGCGGTCACGGGCGGCGACACCGATAGTCTGAAAATCAGTTGCGATGATGATGTGAGTGACGCGGAATTGCTGGATGCGCTCAAACCGCTGCATAACGCAATCGAAAACGCAATTAACCGCACCATGCGACGCGTCCGAAACACCGCGCCCGGCATGGCATCGACGCTAGACCATATCGGAAAATTCGAGGTTGAGGACTGTGGCGGTGCCACGCGTTATGTCGAACATATGGAATTGTGGAACAAAGCACGTGTTAGTTTGGACAGGAATGAACGTGTACATGTCACTTGCGCCGGATTACCGCGGCCGGACGGTGCGTACACCATTGAAGATTTTATAGCCGATCTCATGCACGCGGGGCACGGTTTCGCGGAAACCGTACAAATGTCGCTCGGTTATGACGTATTGGTAGATTATGAGATTTGTTACACGTTGCAACGTAACCGTCCGCATGTATGGGACAGGTACGTTGGCACCGTCACCGATTATCAGGGCGCGACATATCATGTTGACGCGCCCGAAGCGATAGCGTTGTATCCGTCCGGCAGATGGCTAGGCGAAACGGATAAACAAGCTAACGGCGAGAATCTGACATACATACGAAACATGTATAATAGGAATGCGGAAACAACGCCTCGCGAACTTATTATGCGGGACGGCAAACCTATGATTGTGAGTATTGATGGCGAAATATTATTATGATCGGCTTAAGACGTTGATATTGCCACGAAACGCAGATGTGAACATGATTATCGGCGCACGCGGTTTAGGCAAGACATACGGCGTACGAAAATACATGATAGAGGACTACTTAAAAAACGGGTACTGTTTTGTTGAAGTGACACGTTTTCGTGAGGAAAACAACGATGTCGCTACGAACTATTTTAGTCGTATCGTACAAGATAATATTTTTCCCGATTATGAATTTCGGACAACCAATAAAATAGCCGAAATTCGTAGAAAGAAAACCGGTAAGAAAGAAAACGAATGGAAAACACTCGGGTATTTTATACCTTTGTCGTTGCAGCAGCAGAAAAAGAAAAGCACATACGTTAACGTGCGCAACGTTTGTATGGATGAAATCATCATTGATAACGATGACCGGTACCACACGTATCTGAAAAACGAGTTCGAGCAATTGGCGAAACTTGTGGATACCGTCACGCGCGAACGTGCTGACGATACGGAGCTGCGCAAACCGAGAATATTTCTGCTCGGTAATGCTTGCGACGCGTACAACCCGTATTTCCAACATTATGACGTACCGTTGGAACCTGAGTTTGGTTTGCAATGGCTGGGTGGGAAAACGTGTCTGTTCGACTATGTGCGGGATGACGCGTACGCCGAGCAGAAAACGAAGAATACAGTGTCGGGGCGTATGCTGAAGAACAACGATGATATGACCGCAAAAAACAGGTTCAAACGGCATGACACCGATTTTATCGAAAAGCCGCACGGTCATGCAAGACTTACGTATGTTTTCCGATGGTTGCGGCACGAATACGGCGTCTATGTTGATTTGCGTTGTGGTTACGTCTTCGTATCCTCGAAATACGATGGTGGTACGCATGTTCCGTATTTCGCGATCACAAGGGATGACAATAAGCTTAACTATCTTACCGCGAACATGGCGAAAGATTTGATTAGGAATCTCACGTCATATTATGCGTTGGGTTATCTGCGTTATGATATGGTGGAAACGCAACACGCCGTGAGTGAAATGCTCAGAAATTTCGGTGTAAAATAAACGCGGCATACGCAAGGTGTCGTAACGAGGGCGATAAAACATTATCATTGATAACCACGGTTGACTCCGTTAATGATATGGCCGTGAGGGAAAAGCGTGCCGTCCGTCGTTGTGAATCATGTTGCACGTATGCTATTCTTAAGTCGTGCCGGTTCGGTATTCGTTCGCCGGTACGACTTTTTTTCATATATGAAAGGAAAAATAATGGATGACGAAACTTCCGAGGAAAGGGACACCGCCGAACGCGATGACCTCACTCCCGATGAAGCGCACCGTGTGGGCGAGTTCGATGACTTGCGCGACATGCTGCGTGACGTGCTGGACAAGGTGAGCGCGATCAGTGACCGCACGGACGCAATCAGCGAACGAATCGATGGCATATATGACAATTTCGCCGATTCCGTCGCGCAGATGGTCGAAAACGGCGCGACCGTCAAGGAAAACGACGATGACGTGGCGGAAGCAATCGTACAGGCCTCGGCAGAGGACTTGGAAAACCTCGATTACGCACTCTGAAAGAAGGATGAATCATGGCAGTAGATAACGCGACAATTTTGGATAAGGTACGACTCAAGGGCACTGACGATTATCAGCAGCGTATCCCGAGCGCAACGCAGACCGGCGTAGCAAATACAATGCGCTATTTGTTCGACCCGATGAATCGGCAGTATTTGAACGATTGTGTTTGGAGTATGGTCAATCGTATCGGACTTACCGTGATGGCGCAGAACGCGCCGTTTGAAAACCCGTTGTCGATTTTCAAAAAGGAAAATCTCTATTGGGGTTCGACCGTACAGGAAATCGCGGTCAAGTGGATTAAGGCGCACGGGTACAAGGATGATGCGGAAGACTTGTTGAAAATGCACCGTCCCGAAGCGGCGGTGTGGTTCTATGAAATGAATCGCCGTGATCAATACCCGATTTCATGGACCGATGACGAATTGCGTCAGGCGTTCGTAGATGATTTCGGATTGAACCGTTTCATTGCGCAGATTATGGAAACGCCCCGTAATTCCGACAATTACGATGAAATGAACATCATGCTTGCGCTGATTCGTCATTACGAGCAGAATCTTGGTTTCTACAAGGTGCATCTTGACGCGGTGCCGAGTGATCAAACGACCGCTAAGACGTTGCTCAAGGCATTGCGTGCGACCGCCGGACGCATGCAGTTCCCGTCAACGCAGTACAACGCTTTAAACGTGACCGACATTCCGGCATACGCCAACCCGCAGCAAATGGTGTTGTTGATTGAACCGGAATATCTTGCGTCGCTTGACGTTGACGCATTGAGCGCGGTATTCCAGCTGGACAAGGCCGACGTGCCGTATCGTATTATTCAGGTGCCGTCGCTTGGTATCGACGGTGCTGTGGCGTTGCTTGTATCGACCGATTGGTATCAGGTACGGGACACCATGTACGGTACTACGCAGTTCTACAATCCGCAAACTGTTTCTAATACACTGTACCTTAATCACTGGGGCATCTACGGTGTGTCGCCGTTTACCCCGTGCGCCTTGTTCACCACCGATACGGGTACTTCCATCAAGGTTGTGACTCAGACCGTGACCGGCTTCACTCTGACCCCGACCACGGGCAACGTCAAGGCGGGCGATCTTATGCAGCTCACGCCGAAGCTCATTGCCACCGTCACGTCGACCGGCTCCGCCATACAGGTGGCACCGAACGCGGCGACGTACGAGGTTGCGGCGAACCATGCCGCAAGCGGCGATGGCGCACACGGTGCGGCGTTCGACCTCAATGCGAACACGTTCGTTGACGACCAGGCGCGCTTGCATGTCCAGCGTGACGGCCTTGTGGCCGGTGATGTCATTACTGTGACGGGTACCGCCACGTATGTCAATCCGAACGGTGAGACTACGGAGCATTCCGCAACATGCACGTTCACCGTCAAATAGTCTGAATCGACTATGGTATAAAATGAGTGGCGCTTCATGTGAAGCGCCACTCATTTTTTCGTATATGAAAGGAAGCGATATGGACTTTCCACATCTGCAAAACGCAACGGCGTTCCCGAATACTGATACGCGCGTATACGGTCAGTACCGCAACGTTTTCGATTACAACGTTTGGACGCCAAACACGGTAATCAAGCTGTGTCGCGTGAATTGGTACGATGATTACCACGACGTGGTGAAATTCACCGATGACATTGCAAGAGACACATGGTTTGATAAACTGGACGGCGAAACCGTCAAGCTGACGACGAACATGTATATCGCACGCGCCGACGCGGACGGCATAAAATTGCCTGTGCCTTACATGACGGCGCAACAGTATAATTACATTGTCGTTGACTTTTCACATGACATTATCAATGCGCCGTATCAGAAAACCGGCGTGCAGACACGCTATCATTTTTTCATCACTTCCGTACGCGCGGAAGCGCCGAACACGACAACATGCACGCTTATGCGCGACGTATGGACGGACTATATCAATAGCACCACAATCAACGGTTTACTATTGTCACGCGGACACGCGCCGTTGACGGAAACGACACCGCAAGAACTGTTGAAAAACCCGCGCGCGAATTGTCGTGATTTCACGTTGCCCGACGTTGATTATGGTAGTGCAGCAGTAAACGTCAGGAAAAGCACGCCGGTTAATCTGCAAAACGGCACAAAATACATCTGTTTAGCCGCAACGTTTTCGTCCGAACAATTGCAAACCATGAGTAACGTGCGGGGCACGAACATTACGGACACTGACCCGACATACAGCGATAACGACGGTGTAGTAACGGGTTTCGCATGGGGTGCCGGAAATATTTACACGTCAAACGTCACCGGCGCGGGTACATCGTATAATTCCGTTGACAATCTCACTGCAAGCAACGTAAGCATGTATGCACTTGAAACGTCCAAAATATCAGGCGATTATTTCGACACGCTTTTTGCGTATTATCCACATATCATGTCGCAAATTACAGCGGTGTTCGTCGCCACCGCAAACATGATGCAGTTTAACAGCAGCGTAAATGTGAATGGTATCGAATGGCATGCGGTTAGCGGTGCTCGTACGAAAATATCCGATATTAATTTGACAATCAACGACTTTGGCTATGCTAACGAATATGCTCAAATAACACGGCTGTATCTTGCACCCTACGCGCACCTCGAAATATCCGACAATATCGGTAATAAAACCCGTGTGGAAATAGCAGACTGCGGGCACCTCTCGGCGCAGACTATCACATCCCTCAGTTATCCGATATTGCGACAAATCACATGGCTTGACGGTATAGGAAGCGACGGTGATACGGCTATCAGCATTGACGCTATCAACGGTGCTAGCATTACCGCCGACGTGCCGAACGCGGACATGCTCAAAACACTCATATCGCACGACATACCAACATACGCGCTGCAACGTCGCGCGATCGACGCGCACCGCGCCGACGCATACAATCGAGATGTCGCGCAAGCACGCGAAAACGCCATTATATCGTACGAAAACGGTGTACGTACGGCCAACGTCAGCCGTGACAACACCGCGCGCACAGGGCAAACAAGCGTTGCAAACACCGCGACCGCAAACGGATTGCGCAACACGACAACAGCTAATGCAAATCAAGCCGCGACGGACATAACAGCGCGCGGAAACACCAAACTGGATAACGAACAAAAATATCAAAATGCAAAAATAAACGCCGATCTGTCGGAAGACTTGGCAGTCGCAACCGCGTCATATGTTACCGGACAAGAACAAGCCGCAATGACCAACGTCACTTCAACTCTTGGTAGTCTCGCCACAAGTGCAATATCGGTTGGCGCGGGCTTAGCGGCAAGCGCCGCTACAGGTGGTGCCGCGCTCCCGGCTGTAATTGGCGCGGCGGCGGGACTTAGTTCCGGCGTGATAGGTGTCGGCACGTCAAGTTATAACGCGGCGATTGCGTTGACCAACAACCAACTTGTGTACACCGCGTCAAGCAATGCGGCGTCCAACAAAGCAGCCAACGCGTTGGAATGCAATGCGGGTCTTATCGCGCAAGCAAAAAGCTACGCCACGGATAGCACGAAACGTTCCAATCAGCTCAACACCGATAACGCTAACGCATCCAACACGGCCAATACGACAATAACGGACGCAAGCGTCACCACAGCGAACACGAACGCTACCGCGTCACGTAATCAGAGTGTAGCCAATGCCAAACGTGTCATGGTAAACACGCGTTCCAATGTCAGCATGTCGTGGCGTGACTTACTCAATCATCCCGCGCAACCCGTTGGCGCGTATGGCGGTGACAATTTCAGACAGGCTGCGGGGCTTGATACCATGACCGTGAAAATAGTCACCGAAGACAATGGAGCGATAGCGGCGGCGGGCGATTACATGCTGCGTTATGGCATCGCAAGCAACAAACTTTACAGCCGTCCGTCGTTGACGCCTTGCAAGCATTTCGCGTATTGGCAGAGCACGGACATATGGCTTATCTGCCCATTTGCGCAAAACGAACAATTGCAGACAATCAGGGATATTTTCAGTTCCGGTGTTACAATATGGAACAGACCCGAGGAAGTCGGCGGCGACTTCGTACACGACAATCTATAAGGTGGGAAAGTATGGGACGTAAACGCACGCACAAAAGGTCGTTGACCCGTGCGGAAATGGGCGAACGCGGCGCACCGATGTGGCAGCAATCGCAAGCGCTCAATTCGCAAGCGTATTCGATGGCGTATTCGCAAATGTTGAATATCGCATTATCTCGTTTCAAGTGGCTGAATCTGCCGAAAACTTGTGACGCATGGTTTCTCGAATACAATCTGTTATATTTCGGTTACGCCACAATCGCGTTCCCGCATAGCAAGCCGGGTGTGTTTTTCAGTACGCAAGCGGTGACTACATCGAATTTCAACGTGTATTACAAGCCGAAGAAATGGGATAGTTACGGTATCAACGGTTGGCGTTTTCCGGTGAACAATTCCAATGGCGTGTTCATCTACGCGAACCGTGCGCGTACGCCACTCATTCCGACGATTGAGTTTTTCGCGCATGAAATAGAAGATTTGTACATGACGAGGCGGCAGAATCGTTTCAATCAGAAAACACCGTTCATCCTTGAGGTTCCAGCCGAACAGCAGACGGCGGGTATCAACGTTATCAAGCAAATCTCAGGCGGTGAAATGGCTATCATGGCGACACCGGGTTTCACCGATTCCATGAAAGCAAACGTGCTGAAGACCAATGTCGAATACATCGGCATGGAATTGCAGAACGACATACAGAACACTTGGAACGCGTTCTATCAATCGTTGGGCATTAAAAATCTTCCGTTGAAAATGGAACGGCAGACCGCCGACGAAATCAACGATTACGGCGAACCGACTGATCTACGCGCGCTCAGCGAACTTGAGGAACGGCGTGCCGCGTGCGACATCCTTAACACAAGATTTAGAAAATACCTCAAGGAACCGATACAGGTTGTGTGGAACGAAGACAATGTGTCCCGCAACTACGCTTACTTGACGGACGTTGAAAGATTGAACGACGATGACAATGCAGAATGACATAAACCATTATCAACCGTGTGAATCGTACGACGATTTTCATGGCGTGATGACGTACACGTTTGGCGAACTGCTCGACGTGCCAGGCGGTGTTGACTGGAATAACGCCGCATGGTCATGGCGGGACATTGCCTATGATGACGCGCAATACGTGCGATGCTGCAAGAAAATCGAAAACCGTTTCTATGACAGGGAGTTAGGCGTTATGCCACCGTCAAAATGGCGACGGCACTTTCTACGCCTTATCCAAGAAATCATGCCGACGTTACGCCCGCTTTATGCGCTTGTAAGCAATAATCCTGATATAATTCTCAGTGATAGCGACATATGGCACAAAATGCGAACCGTCTACAGTGATTTCCCCGCAACGCAGCTGACCGAAAACCAAGACTACGCAAGCAACGCGACGGACAACCAATACGAGACAATCGCAAACGGCGATTTCATGGACAAAATTAATCGCATAAGGAACGGCGATTACGTCGATATAGACGTAATATTACTCGAACACCTTGAAACATGTTTTAGCCCATTATGGACAATCAACATAAACAATTACTGAAAGGATAACACACATGTTTCCACTACTCCCGTTTTTCTCGGTATGGCCGTACACACCCGCCATACCCGCATTCTATTGGAACGCTAAAAGCCAAGAAGAAATCATAAAACACATTGCGTGCGAAATCGATCACATAACGGCATATCTTGACGAAATCATAACCGACATAAACAAAACATTGAAAGACTACGATACAAGAATAAAGAACATTGAAGCGCACATAAACGATTACGGTGTAGCCATAGCGCAAATACAAGAACAAATCGAACACATAGGAGACACACAACTAATATGGAACGTCACGAAAGGTGAATACACTGACAGTAAAACCGCATTACGTGACCTCTACCGTGAATTAGCAGTATACGGCGCACGCGTCACGCAAATAGCCGATATTAACACCGACAAACTAGCCGAGCACCGAACGGACGAAACGTCCGCAATTGGCAACCTTACCATATTCGACGACACCACGCCACGTGTCACTAATCCAACCACCGGTGAACAATATCCACCGTTAGCATGAAAGGGATAAATCATGGTTAACACCACGAATTACGCACTGGAAAAATATGAAGCGGGAAATCCCGCAAATCTACTTGACCAATACAACGAGTCAATGGATAAAATCGACGCGGCAATAAAAAGCGTCAGCGACAAAGCAGACTTAGCATTAAACAACAACGTACTACCGGCCGGACTAGCAGCATTCATAAAAGCGCTAGGCCTGACCGAAACTAACGCACAAACACTTGGAACAACTCTCAACCACATATTAAACCGCACCGGCACAGAAATATTCACCGTCACCGATCTTAGCAAACTCAAAAAAACCGCAGAGGGTTACCCAATTCCACCAACCAAATAAAGGCATACAATCATGGCAACAGAAACACCGTTTTATCATCTGCCACTCTACGAAACCGGCGACCTAGCAGACCTACGCGACGGATACAACGCGGCAATGCGTACACTAGACCGCGTGATACACCAACTAAAAGTGCAAGAAGAAATAAATCACCCTACAAACCTCCGAAAGGGCAACTAACATGACCGACTACACAACCAATTTCAATCTCGAAAAATATCAAACCGGCGACGCGGCCAACCTCAATGACCAATACAACACGTCAATGAACATTATTGACGATAATCTATATAAAATCAACACTAACGCCAACACTGCGGGCGGTAAAGCCGCGCAAGCGCTAGAAACAGCACAAAACAACAACAAAAATCTAACGGCATTAGGCGTAACCGACACCAAAACCGCAACACAGCTCAAAAACAAAATAGACACAACCGCAACAAACCTCGCTGCCACAACCAAAACCGCAAACAACGCGGCTGACAACCTCAATGCATTAGGCGCAAACACCGTAGAAAACGCGACGAATCTTAAAAACCGTATAAAAGACACCTATACAAAAAACGAAAGCGACAAACGATACATACAAATACCGGTTACACAAGATACGTTAATTGCAATCGGAGACAGCTATTTCGAGGGTTTCCGAACAACTAACCCCGCAACCGATAGCATGATAGTAAAAGCGGCGCAAAAACTTGGATTGAAATGCAACAATTACGCAACAGGCGGTAGCGGTTTCATCACCGGCACGACATTCTTACAGCAGTTACAGCGAGCTAACAGCGCGACAACCGATAAGACTAAAATCAAATACGTTGTAATCGGCGGTGGCCGTAACGATGCATACAACAAATTAAAAGAAAACGACGTGGCAACGGCACTGACCTACGCTAAAACCAATTTCCCATATTCAAAAATCGTCTTTATACCAATGATGTTCGACAACACTTGGCCTACACGCGATGACGGACAAAAATACGGTGTCATGTGCGCCGGTGGCCGCAACGCAAACGTGCTCACAGTCAAGGATGCGCCATCATGGGGTTTATACTATGCTAGCGGAATGACAGACATACATCCAAACACTGAGGGTTCAGAAATATACGCACAATACATAGCAACCGCAATTCAAACTAACGCGACCGCAATGCCGCGCGTGGAACGGCACATAGACGTAACGCTTCCGGGCGTAACGAACGGTTCATGCTCAGTATTCATTAACGGGCTAAACATAGCCTATGTGTTCCGTGGCAATAAAACAGAATGGAATCAAAATGTTTTCGCCACCGTAAACAAGTCAAACACTTGGGGCGCGTGGAAGATGATACTAGGTTTTCTTGACGATAGCACACCGCTTAAACTGAAATTCGACGGCATGAATTTCAGCATCCTAGACACGCTAAACGGTATAGGTAAAGCCGGTATTGTCAATTTCGCCTACAATATGAATATATTCGAGCACAACTAACAAATAACAAATAACCCCGATAGGTTTTTTTCCTATCGGGGTTTTATGTATCACTCGCCGTTATCATTTACCGTCGTCGATCGTAACAACATATGAACGACACTTACCACCTTTATAGCTACAACACACAAAATCAAAATCACAGTCACCGTACATGATTTCAAGAACCGTAGTAAGAGCCGACTCAAACGAAACCACACTATCATCAATATCACCACAATCACCAACAGTAGTCTTAAACAAACCGTCAATATCAACAGCATAAAAATTATCCGGCTTAATCTCAGTAACATAGGCATTAACTTTAAA